GATCAAATATTAATTAGTCTATATTTACTTAGTTTAGATAGTTTAGGTGCATTAGGTTCTCCATCTCCAGCACTATTAAATAATGTAAAAACTTATCTGTCAGATTATAGGATGCTAACTGACACAATAAATATAAAGCCTGCGTATATTATAAACATAGGATGTAATTTTGATATCCTTATGAGGCCTAACTATAATGGGCAAGATGTAATTACAAGATGCTTAGTGGAATTAAAATCATTTTTCAATATAGATAATTGGCAGATAAATGAACCAATTATTCTTAGTGATATATACACACTATTAGACGTTGTAGAAGGTGTACAAACAGTTAGAAATGTACAGATAACAAATAAATTCAACGGCGATTATTCTAAATATTCTTATGATATCCCTGGAGCAACAGCTGATGGTGTAGTATATCCAAGCTTGGATCCTTCAATTTTTGAGGTAAAATTCTTAGATTCTGATATTCAAGGGAG